TCGTCCGCCGCGGGCCCGTTGATTCATCGCGATCACCGTATCTAAATATCTTTCGCGATTGTCATCGCCGAGATTAGGAAAAGGCATCTTCATCGGCATTGGTTCTGCCAACGGGATGATAGGGGCGGCTGTTGCCTGTGCCAGTTTTGGTCCTTCTGAACTCGCAGGCTGACCGCCCATGGCCGGAGCAACAATGTTCTCGAGTAAGTCGGAAAGTTGAAGACCCTTTGACTGGGACGGAGCTTCCTCCGACGGGGATGAGGGCGTGTTGTACATAACACTTGAACTATTTGGCGCGCCGCCTTTAGTCGGAAGCGTCAATGGTGCCGGAGCCTCAATCTTGGCCATCACTGCAGATGGGTCCTTAACAAGATTGTTTACTACATCAACGGCAGTTGAATAATAAGGTAAATGCTTACCAGCCTTGTAAGTCGTCCAATTATTCAAACCACCACGACCCTGTGCTATCTTTAGCGCAGCGCGGGCGTTTGTTAATGGATCAAACAATTCTTCGTTTCGAGCCAAGCCAAACTGTCTACGACGTTCTGGGCCCATGCCGCCAAGCATGTTAATTTGCCAAAGACCATAGGAATTATCGCCCGTCCGCGCATTCGGATTATGTGCATAAGGATTACCCGCGCTTTCAGGCACAGAAATAGCCGCCATCATTGCAGCTTGTTTAGGAGAAGCCCCGGCCTGAAGCGCAGCTTTGGCCGCGAGCTCTATGCGCTCCCGGCTTCCAATCTTGCCCCCGTTATAGCGCCCGACGCGACCGCCATCTTTAAACCCAGGCGCATATGGCACAGGCTGACTCCTAAACGGAGCAACATAACTAAGATTAGCCAAACCTGTATATGGATTAATCCGTGTATCCGTGATTTGTGGCATGTAACCTTGGACAACAGACGTTGATTGCTGCTCTGGGCTACGGGCAAAATATGCTGCAATTTGAGATGCCGGCATTCCTTTTGCCAATTGATCAGTCCAATATTTAAGTCCTTCGGGCTCTGGAGCACGACCAAAAGTCTGATTGTACAATTGCGCGATAAATGCTTGGTTCTGCGCCGGAGTTGTTTTGGCGATATCTGTCTCAAGCGCTTGACGTGATGTTCCTGCGTTAATCGCTGCAACGCCACTTGCAAGTTGCTCGTCAGTCGGATTGCGACCCGTATATTGTCCATACAAATTATTAATAAATGCAGTTGGATCTTGATCCGCGGCAGTTTGCGCAAGATTAAGATAGCCCAGAATAGGCGCAGTTTTTTTATCCCCGCCAGAGGCTGCATCTGCTGGCGGATACGCCGCCAAAGTAGCTCGTGGCAAATAATTAGGCAACGGCTTTGTGTAATAAGATTGGTCCGGCATGGCCGGCATCCCCTGCTGGACAGGAGATAACTGCGGACCAGGGCTATTCGCATAAGCCTGCGCCATAAGAGCCTCAAAACCTGCGCCGGATCGCCCGGTGGGGTTCATTTTCTTATTGAACGCAATGCTCTCAGGCGTCTCCATAAGAGCGTTAATTGTTTTTGGCGTCCGGCGCGCGGGGTCTCCAACAATGCCTGGATGACTAATATCATACTGCCTTGCTTCAGGGGAAGTCCGGACCGCATCCGCAATAGAACTAAGCGGCATTCCTTGCGCCATAAGCGCCGACAATTTATCCCGCGCTGTGGCGTCGGGATCTTGGCCAAGATATTGTTGGTAAATGTCAGCTAACTTGCTCTGAGCGGCAGGCGTTGTGGAAAGCTGTCTTGAAAGATCAGACAGAGGTTGGCCCGCGTTAAGGCTTTCAGTCCACTGCCTGACCTCTGCAGTGTTTGGGTCGCGTCCAAGAGCGCCTTGAAACATTGTCGTAATTTGATTTTGCGCGTTTCGAGCAGACGCTGCTTCTGGAGCGGCATTAAAACTCTTCGTGATGTCGGCAAGCGACATGCCCGAACCTAGTTTATCCTGCCAATATTGCGCACCCGCGGCTTCTGGATCGCGGTTCATTATTGTACGATATAAATTCTCAATTTGTCCTTTGCCTTCAGGGCTGCCCGCAAATTGTTTTGCAATATCTTCCTGGGTGGTCAGACCTTTTTGCATTTGGTCTGTCCAATAATTAAAACCGCCTTGATCGCCCTGACGCCCCAATTGAGATTGGTATAAATTTTTTATATAATTTGCAGATGTTTGAGGAAGAATTTGGCGTTCCGGACTTGCCGCAAAAAGACCTGCAACGCCTTCCTTTGTATTCAATCCTTTTTGAAGCTGGTTAGTCCAATAATCCATACCACCCTTCTCACCCTCTCGAGCGAGTTGCGTTCGATATAAATTTGCGACGTAATTTTGAGCTTCTTGCGGAGAAATTCCCTGTGGTGTTGCAGCATCGCCGCCATCCGCAAACCCAACACGACCGCCGGATGCAAATAAATCACCGTCTTCTGTGTTCAGAAGCGAGGAAAGATTGTTTTTTACTCCAGAAAGAAGCGACCCAAAGCCGCCTTTTTCTTCTTCGGTTTTTTTGTTTGTATCCTCATCCTCATCGTCATCTTCCCGACGCGATGATTTTAAAGATTCTCCAAGACCGCCGAGCCCAGAGCTTGATGGTTCCTGAGCGCCAAAGAAAGATGATGTAATCTCACGGGACACCGGAGCAAGAGATTGCTGTCGAGCATATTCTGCCTGCGCTTTATTTGGGTCAGGCGTGCCCGAAATAGCCTGAGAGATTGCCTCCAAAAGACGTTCTTGCGCAACTTGTTTAGCCGAAGGAATAACCTTTGCAAGTTTTAACGCGTCCGTTGCGTAGTTGCCGACAGGGCTGGAATATGGTTGTTGCGCAATTAAAGAACCAAGCCCTGCCGCAGCGGGAGCTTTACGCGCAGAATAAGGGCTGGACCGACCAACTTCTGATCCAAAATCAAAATTTTCAGAATCATCTTCCGCAGATCCACCCGCCGCATAATGATTGCGGTCCGTAACCCGCCCACCATCCTTCATGCCAGGCATAAGAGCCTTCAGCCCAAGGCCAAACAATGATGTTAAACCGCCAAAAAGACCGCCGCCGCCAGATTGATTCTGGTATGGTTGCATGCCCAGTTGTGAGCCTGTCCCGGTTGAGTTTTGCGATGTATTTTGAGATGACGTCGCGCCAAGCAAGGGCCCAAGCCCCGAGGCCAGGCCCGACAAATAAGATGCCTGTTGGTAAGGGTAAGCCTTCGCCTGCAAAAATTGTTGATACGCATTTGATAGTTGCGCTTGCTGCAACTGTTGTTCTGTCGCGCCAGACTGTTGCAAAGCAGCAAGTGCCTGCAAATAACTCTGCTGTGCCTGCGTTCCAAGCGAGCCCATACCAGCAGCCAAGTTTTGAATGTTTCCGGCAGCTTGCGCCTGTTGCGTTGCGCCAAGAGAACCAAGCCCCTGCGCCGCAGCTTGGTAAGCCTGCATTTGATTTCGTTGTTGCGTGTTATATTGCTCTTGCGCGTTGAGATAATTTTGAGCGTTCAGTTTTGCCAGTGTTTCAGCATTGGACAGTCCCTGCTGGCGAGCAATTTCCGCACGGCCCAAAGCTTGCCCTGAACCGCCATATGATCCGCGAAGAACAGACTGTTGCGTATTCTTCCCAAGCATATTTTCTTGGGTTTGCTTAAGTTGGTTCATCGTCGCATCAACAACAGATTGTTGATACGGGTTCATGTAAGGTTCGACGTTATAATTTCCGGGGCTCGCAGTGCCTATGGCTTGCCCATAATAATTGGACGCCGTCGGCAGCATTGCGTTGGTTTGGTATTGCAAGCCCTGATTATAAAGATCCTGCGCAGCGGTATAATACGGTGAGGACATGCCTACCGCGTTCTGAAACCCCGTTTGAGCGGCGATCTGCGAGGGCGTAAAGCCCGCGACCATCTGACCCTCATAAGGCTGATACGGTGTTGCAGCAATGCCTAGAGCATTCTGAAGACCCAATAAATAAGTATAGGCGGCGGCTGGATCTGGCGATTGTGTTGCGGTGCCCGAACTCGTTCCGGACGAACTACTCGAAGTGTTGCTCGATGTTGGGTAATAGCCGCCGATTGGGCTCGTATTCTTGCTCATAAGCTCGTAATCTTTCCAAGATGGCCAGATAAGCAGAGGCAGCGCGCCGAGCTATCAGTTTCCTTGTGTCTGTTCGCCAACAGACGGTGGTGTATATTTAAAGAACGCGCCAACGGGCGTAAATTGACGTTTATATAAACGAACTTTGGCGTCTGTCCGAACCGTCGAGAAAACGCCAATTGTTAAATTCAACTGTAGTCCATCCGATGCTTGCTTTGAGAAGGCCATAAGCTGTTTAACATAAGATGACCTACGATGATCCGGATGAATGTATAACGATAATTCAAGAAGCTGACTATCAAGCGAAAACCATATCCCATCAACTATCATAAAAAGATAGCCTTTAAGGGGCTCACCTTTCTCACCAATAACAGCAATGACGCCACCCTGCTTGTCAAAATGACGTCGAAACATCCAGTAAACTTTTTCTTCACAAAAAGAGTAAGGACTTTCTTCCGTGCATGCCTGTTTTGCTATGTCCATAAGAAACGGAAAATCTTCGGGTTCCGCCAACCGGACGTCAGGACATTCTTTAAATGAAAGCGTCATTCGTAGCCTTTATTTTTCAAGGAGTTACAATGCTAACGCAGCACGCGTTACCAAGGCTATGGGCTTGCGCTAGAGCTTATCAAATATCCTGATTACAATCAAGAAACGGACTTCACTATTTTACCTGCTAATTGTTGAAATCACATCAATCTTTAGCTGGCCCGGGGAGACGTCGGAGTGTTTTAATATGTTTTGCTCTTTGAGCTTTAACAAAAGCATCCAATACTTTATGCCCTTTATTAATATCTCCGTCGCCCAATAATTCAACTTCTTCGGGAGTTAGGATATATTCACCGCCAGCCACGACCGCCGGCACTAAAGATTTCGCGTCGTGGTAGTGCCCTTGAAGCCCATATTTTCCAACCATACCTACGCGACCCCCCTTGGAGCGGGCTTCTTCTAACATTTTCTTAATTACCTCAAACCCAGCTTCAGTATTATTTTCTCCCAAGGAACTTACGCAGTCCGCGGGCAAAACATAGGAACCAGAAATGACGTGGATCGGGAGCCTGTCTGTGCGTCCTGGGATCGCAGCCTTGAGCGGACCATGAAAGACTTTCGGGTCTTTGTGTGGTCGAGTCGGCTGACCGCCCTCGGCCATCGCTCTACGAGCCGTGTTCAGCGCAATCGCAATCGCTTGCTTCTGCGGATAGTCGTTATGACGTAATTCGCTTATGTTTTGCGAAATGGTAGCTTGGCTTTTTCCAGGTTTTAAGGGCATAGCTTACACGTGCCTCCAAGTTTTTCCTAATATCACGCGGCTTATTGCGCCCTGACTAACGCCAAAAACAGACGCTAGGTTTTCCTGAGTCTGCGTCCCTTGCAATTTTCGTATTTGCAACACACTTTCCGCGGATAACTTGGTATTGTGGTTTTTTGAACCGTTTAGCCGTGTCCCGTGGCGAGCAGAGTCCGCAGCGTTATTAATTCTTGTATCATACCGTAGGTTTTTTACTTTATTATTGGATGGATTTCCATCATTGTGGCATACTTCCATGCCGTCTGGGCACTCTCCAACAAAAGCCTGCATAACCAATCTATGAACGAAAAATCTTTTCCGTTCCCCATTTTTAAATAAAGTAACTCTCCGTCTACCGTTCTCAATCGCTTGAGATACTTCCTTCCGTTTAACTAATCTTGGGAGGCCGGAAGAATGACCGACATAACGCTCTTTTGAATAAACAACGCCGTCGTCGCTTATTTCATATATATTTTCATAATTTATAACGTTTTTTAGCATGTTAATAGACTGAAAACGTTACGGTGGCTTCAGAACCACCTGCAACAACCAAAATTATACCATTCTTAACTTCTGCATCGACCTTGTGATACCCAATTGTCGCCGAGCTATCCAGCGTAAACCTGCGGCTCTCCGAAGGTATAATGTTTGGCTCCGAACTATCATAGACATCTACAGTGCCGCCGTCGGCCAGAAGCACAATAGAAACTATTCTTCCGCGTCCATGATATATGCGCGCTGTTGATATACCGTTGTTTGGATACGCGTTAGATGTTAGCTGCCCGTTGATATATTGTAATGTTTTATTGATCGAATTAAATGCAACGACCAGATTTTGAAGTGCGGTTGTGCCTGTATCGTTACCACTCAACATGACTAGGCTCCCCAATATTTTTGATGTTGGACATTGATGAGCCACCACGCGTGAAGCATCATTTTAACTCGATATTCCGGCTTCTGCCACTTTTCAAAACTCTTTAGTTTATTGTTTTTAATAACCTCCGGACGGTTTAACCCACGAACCCTACGGTTCCTGATTTCTTCACTCCGCCAATTACTTATAGATTTAATTTTTTGAGCGCGGCGCAGCTCGGGGTCCTCCCACGCTTTTGTAACAACTTGACGGTGGCGCTTTACAAGTTTTTCATCAGACCAAACTTTTAATGAAATGTTCTTTTGCTTTTGTTTATACTCTTCCGTAGCCATCGTTTTAGCGCGGGCTGATAAAACTTTATTGCGATACTTTGGCGTTTGCCATAGCTCAAGCGCAGTTTTGCGAGTTAGTTCTTTAAGAGCGGGTTTTGCTCGAGCTTCTTTTAGCTTTTTACTTTGCGCGGCCCTTTCCTCCGCCGTCCATGAATGAATATATCCATAGCCTCCAGGAGAAATATTAGTAAGTCGATCTCCTATTAAATCCTTCCAATACTTAATTTGCAATCGTTCCAATTCCCCTAATTCTTCTTTCGTCATCCAATCAATTGTGGCTTGAATGCGTATTTCCGGGAAAAGGCCTTTCTCTTTTAGCTCTTCCTGAACTTTCAAATGATTTTTTTCTCGGCCATACATATCGTAAGGCCGCTTGTCTTCCTGGGACCAACTTATGCCAACATAAAAACATTCATTTAAATCATTACGCCAATGTTCATACAATACTGCCATTATCGTCTCCCACTAGGTGCGTAACGATAACGCAAAGATCCAAGACGCCAGAAACTATTAAGATCATTGCTCTCAACAGTCATTGACATAAAACGCCCACGAAAACGAGGGCTAATATACGGTGTTTGTTTTGACGCAGGGAAAGGTCCATAGACGCGCGGCGTTTGGCCTGGGTAGTCTGTCACGTTAAACGTAAAGTTTAACACAGCGTTTTGTGACCCATCCCACTCGCCCCATTTCATGTCAGGCAGCATCCAATCAACAAAAATTAGATCCTCGCCCTGCGCAAGACGCGAATAGCCCGTGGTGAAAGACGCATTAATTGGCTGCGTTGTCTGGCCTTCTGCAAGGTTATATGACGTCTCGTGCTGATATATCCAACCGTCAGAGTCCGCGGCAATTGGGAAGCCAAGGACCGATTGATCTGTCCATGCGGTTCGGCGCAACGTGCCGTAGTCCCATTCATTATAGAGCGTATTGTAGCAGACATAAGAGTCTGGGTACCCGTCAGATGAACTGTTAGACGGGAAAAACCAAATCACTTCGTTGAACAGCGAATTGCCGCCGCAAATTGTCTTTGCCAAATTCTCTTGCGACGCATTTTGGAAGATAAAATCCCAAACAGGACAGGCAAGCGGCTGCGGTGCGGAGCCCGCTTGACACACGAAGAACTGTTGCTGGCTCATCCAGAAGACAGAGTTATTAACAATTCCAACGCCGCGCGGCGCAATCAGTCCGCAACCTGCGCCAATCTTCAAGAAGCCAAAGAAATCTGGATAGCCTGTGTATTGCGCTGAATAAACGTCAATATCCGTAAACCAAAACTGTTGGTTGGGCGCTTGGATGCCGCGAACAATTTTAGAGCCTGTTGGGATGTTGTAAAATCCAGCTGTGCTCTGCCCGCCAATCGTCCAATTATTAATGTCGGTTGAGTCGCACCAACGAATATACAGCGCACTTTGCACTGGATTTAGTGTATCCGTCGTGCCCCACGCCATGATCTGACCTGACGGCATTGCAACAAAAGCACCCGCGCTCAGTGGCGGCGCGTTTGTTAGAATAGATAAGTTCTGATAGCCGCCAACAGGCGAATAGGAAAAGATAGGGCCGTCGGCAGCGGCTGCAATAAAAGTTGACCCAATACTATCCAACCACCAATTATTTGCCGTGTAGACATCAGGTTCGGTTCCTACTGTGAACAGCGCGGGTTCTGGCGCAGGCGAAACACTAAACAAAGATGGTGGAGGTGGTCCCGGCGGCTGCGTTATCCAATAGGTCAAATACGCAAAACCACCGTTCATCGGAATATTAGATTCACTCGACGATGCTGCATACTCAGCTTGAAAAGTAAACTGATTGGCTGCTAAGATTTGCGATACGACATAAGCGCCAACAAGCGTTAAGCCACCAACGGTCGTTGGCACAGAAAATCCAAAACGGTCGCCAACTGCTAAACTGTCGAACTGATACTCAATCGGAAACGTAACGATAACGCGCGAAAGACCCGATGTCGTCGTGAACAGGGGCAAAACGCCTGCCACAGTTGTTACCGCTGAAGTTGCCGCATAGCCTGCGTCAATCACATATGTGTTTACACCGGCGGTTGATAAAATCGGATACGTGCCATTTAAGATTAGGCCTCCGACAGAAATCGGCGTATTAAACTGCACGGCGTCAAACCGACCAACGCCAGGTTCCGTTGAATCCGTAATTGTGACGAACTGACTGCCGACCGCCGTCGTAAATGTTGGACTCGCCAAAGACGAAATAAAGTATTCCGGCGAAATATCCCGCAGCACATCTGTCGTTGCGTTGTACTCGTAAACGACAGTAGGCGTTGCAATTCCAAGGTAATTATTTCCCTGAAACGAGCCCCACGGTTGCAATGCAATAGGAGCCCCGTCAACACGGTCTTGTAGATATAATGTGCAGCCGCCACGTTTCTCTGGCAGTTTTGCACGCCAACGAATGAAATTACTCGCCTGCACACCCGTCGGGTTTCCCGCGGGTGACGACTCAACGTCAACGCCAGGTGTGAGATTTACTTCTGCAAATGGCAATTTATAGGGCCCCCGCAAACTCGCCGTATAAGTCTTTAAGCGCTTTTGCGCCTGCTATTTTAGCTCTTTCTAATGTGAGCATGTGTTTACCGCGTAGGAGATATTGGAATAGATGAAAATGGGGTCCAATTTGGCCCCGCCCACTTCTTACGCAGTTCAAGCATCATCGCGGATTTGAGCAGCGTTTGGTATTGGCTTTCCCATGATTGCGCTTGCTGTGGGTTATCCGACTGCGAACCAAAATCGCGCATATATCCGCTGGCAAATACCATGCTCGCAGCGACAAACAAATCCGACAAATACTGCGTCAGGAATGTCGTTGTATTGGTGTCCGACAATGGTTCCGGTTGTATCGTGCCGGTGATTTCTACGTTATAATTTGCGTTTGGCCATGGGCCGACCATGATCGTGAACTGGTTAACCATCGCAAATTCTTGTGGAACACCGGCTCCTGTTGCGCTGTTCCAGACAGCGTTCAGATAGTCCATTGACACGGCGGCCATTTGATTGCGCGTTCCAGCGTCAGGTGCAACGCCCGCCGGCGTGATAACATTAATACCCGTGACCGTGTAGAAGATCCCGTTCACGCCGTTAGTTGGTAGCGTGAACGAGCGAGAACCTGCGGTGAAGGAGTTAGCTGAATTGACGACCGTCGTGTTTAAAAGGTCAAGCTCGCGGTAGATCCGATCCTCGGCGTAGGGAATCATTCCCCTCACCATGGTTTGGAACTCAACCGTAGCCGGGTCCGCCGCCATCAGATTGGAGATCTGATCAATATACTCGCCGTAATCCATCAATTTGCTCTTTTGTCCGCTTTATCGTCCAATTTATCAGCTATCTTATCTAACTTATCAAATATTGCTTTTAATGTTTCGGCAAAATCTTCTTTGCGCACATAGGACGTTGGCAACTCAAGCTCGATACGGTGTAAATCTTCTTTGAGCTTTGTTACAGCGTCCCAAAGCGTTCGAAACAGCCAACCAAGGAGCGCAATAAACGACGCCGTGGCAAAATTAATAAGGGTTTGCGTGTCCATTGCCCCACCAAATAGTTCGCTATTGTTTTTCGTAATTTACTTGCTGCTGCCCGTCACGTTGTAATCTTTGGCGGCGATCAACCCAGCGCCGATGAGGGCCTGCTGGAGGGTGGTAGCGTCAATGGTTTTGGTCTGCCAGATGTTCCAAGCTACAAGAACAAGATTAGCAATGCCCGGAATTGTTGTCATCCAATTTTTCACCATACTACCCTCCAGTTAGATCTAAGCTGCTTCTTCCACCTTATCTGAAATTGCGTTTTCAATAAAGGCCAAATTATTTCTAAGCCTTTGATCGGCGGGTTCTTTTTCTAGCGCCAATTTGGCTTGCTCTAGGGCGATGTCTTTTATCCCCAAATGCCATGCGGCAATGCTCGCCAGATCATGCAGTTGGTAGCCCCAAACCGCTGGATCACATGTATAAACGAGCTCTCGGTCCTTGATCTTAAGCCCGCGCATAGCGAACGCGAAGCTCTCTTCCCAGCGGCATTGCATGTACATTAATAAAGATAGCGCGGCCCACGGCTCCCGCGTATTCGACGCTTCGCCACAAGCTTGGTGATAGGCCTTCTCGGCCTCGTCCAGCTTGCCCAAGTTCTCGTAGCACCGCCCCATGACGCGGTAGGCGTAGCAGCGCTCATTGCCCCATGTCGCACCTGGCAGCGCAAGATAACGTTTACATTCAGTAAGCGCTTCCTCCCACTTGGCGTAGAACGAAAGCTCGCGGGCGTAATAGAAAGCGTTACGTGGACAGATCGGATCTTCTTTTACCGAGAGCTCAAGGAGGTCAAGATACTGGCCTCGGCTCTTGGTCGGATCGGGATAATGGCTGACAAGCAGTCTATTCGTGTAAGCATACTGCTCGTTTATGCGGCCATCAGGTCTCGGGTATTCATGACAAGGGTGGTGCCAGCAATATCCATGTCGTGCATGAATCTTCTCGTATTGAAACTTAATCCCGCAGCCCCAGTCAAACATATAACGCAATCGCGTCGTTACCCCAGGAATCCAAACTCTTTCGATCTCTTGACGCCAGCCAGGTTCAAGAACCTCATCGGCATCCATGCAAATGCAGATATCTATGTCTTTGGGGATAAGCGCGATATTTGCATTCCGTGCATGATCAAAGCGCCAAGGTGTAATGCAAATCTCATGCACAACGACGCCTTCTTCCTTGCAGATCTCGACTGTTCTATCAGTGCTGCCGGTGTCGGCCATAAGAAGAAGGTCAGCTTCGCGCGCCGAATCAGCCCAGCGCTTAACAAATTTCTCTTCGTTCTTTGTGATTGTGTAGACGCAGATCTTGGGCGCAACTTTCTGATCCGACCAACAAAAGACGCCAATCTCACTGTCCAGCGTACTCCACGTCGGTTTGCCAAAAACCTCTGGGACATGCCCATAGGCCCAGTTATCCACAACGTGAGCCTCGTGTGGATTACCTTCAAACTCAGGCTGTGGATAATATCCAATTGGAATACTAATAATGACCGTGTCCGCGATCTCGCGCAGCTTTGCGACGAGCTCTTTTGCCTCGTCCTCGGTCATGTGCTCGAGCACATCGCCCGCAATCGCAACGTCAAAACGGCCCAAAGCCGCGTAATCAACCTTGCGCGCATCCGCGATAATTAGCTCTTTGTATAGGTCTTTGAGGCCGAATTTCTCGACGTATGGCTCCCAGATTTCAATGCCGGTGACATGAGAATCTGGGAGTAATTTTGCGTAAGTCCCGCAACCAACGCCAATGTCCAGAACCTTATCCTTCCTTACGCGAGCAAGGATATTCTTGATATGCTGTTTACCGTTTTCAGAACTATACGGCATAGGTGATCTCCGATTGAAAGTTGCAAAAGATTATTCCGATGCCTGTTCCGGTTCAGGTGTCGGATACTTCTTTTGAATCTCAGCGATCTGAGAACCAGCTTGGGCCTGCAGTTCGTTAACAATCGGTGAAATGGAATTAACGGCATAATAGGGAGCATTGCCTAAAATGTTCAGGATGCTCTGCCATTGAGCAACCGTCAGCGCGATGGTCACTTGCTCATTTTCCATAAATATCCCCTTTAAGTTTGTGTTTGACAAAATACTTAATTGCTCCACTGCTCCGTCGGCAATGTAGGCCATGTCGTAACAGGCGTAGTGGGCGGATTGACCGCAATCGCTCTTACCTGGGAACGATAGGACAAAAAAGCCGCCTGATTAACCAAATACGGATTTGACTGCGCCGGATCGCCCACGGAGGGAATCGACGTCCAATCAGTATTGGTCAAAAGCTGCGTGGCTTGCTGCTTGTTCTGGGCCTGAACTTGCTGGTCATGCTGGGCCTTCTGCTCTGGCGTCATCGTCGTGATCATCCAACCAAGCGTCCAAGTCCCAGCAAGCAATGTAGGATTTGTATCCTGAACACATACTTCCGTGTTTGGGTCGTAACCCGGCTCAGGCAAAATCGTCACAGGCGCAAGCGTGTAGCCATTCTCAATCGCCGTCTGCGTCATCGGAAACCAATAAGCAACATCATAATTATCGCCGTAGTTGGTGTAAGGATTTTGTTCCTGCAAGGTAGAAAACAGGTAAGGATACAGGATTAGGGTTGTTCCCTGCACCTCGGCATATGTCGGGTTCATTTATGTTCTCCGTTAATAATAACCGTAGACGTGTCCCTGTCTATTGATAAGAACCCGTCACAGGCAATGTTCCAATCTTCACCAGTTTGCTCGTCCCAGGAAGGCACGTTTATCTTAACATGCTTTGCCAAATATTCCTTACTGCCGTTCTCAAAAACCCGCCAGACATGGTCTTTTGTCCCACGTCCGGGCTGACCTTTCGTTTTGTTATAACGAATTTGGTAGTGGTTCATATAACCTCGACCTCACAGGCTGGCTGCGGGTTATCGACCAAGGAAATATTAAAATGGACAAACCGGAAAGGCTCAGTGCTGGCGTTCTTTGTAAAGCTATGCGGGAGCCAAGCATTTGTTAACACCAGAACTCCCGGTTTTGGTTGGAAGTGAAAAGCATTCGAGGCGTAGGTGATATTTGACATATCATCTTCCGAGATACCCAACTGCGTTTTGCCGGGCCTTGGGTCATGGAAGGTGGCAGCGCATGATCCTTCTGGCGTGTCAAGGAAGTAAAACCCAACCATCTGGACGCCATTATGGTGGATGTGCTGGTCCATTTGGCTAAACTTGTGGTGTTCCTGCGCCCACATTTCAGTAAAAAATGCAGCCTTTTCTCTGACGTTATAGCCCTGTTCCCGTAGAATATTGAGGGCTGTGACGGCAGTATAGGCACAAAAGTCCTGTATGCTTGGGTCTTGCGAAATGTCTCCCGTCATTTTGACAGGATAGATCTCGTTCAACTCATGGTTGATGTTTTTTAACGCGACGTTAGCAGATTTGCGAACAGCCTCCAGAAACTCCATCTTTTTTATGGAGTAAACCATTGTCGGGAAACAATGAATATTATCTAAAACATTATCAGACATTACGCTTATCTTCTAAAAAATATTCGGTATGGTTTTCTAGGCATTCAATAGCGTTTTTTGCCCCCGCCAGCTTGGTCATCACGCCTTGGATATGCGGCAGAAGCTCAGTCTGGAAGTCAGGATGGTTCCGCATAGCACGAAGATGGTCTTCTGGAATAGTGCCCGTCGAAAACAAGAAGTTCTCAACGCGGTTCTTAAATTCACCCAGCCACTCGTCCCGCTGTGCAGCCTCATTGGCCTCCAGAAGCGGAAGATGCGCATATTTTCTGTGAGGCTCAAGCTCCCCCATAAGCTTTGTTATGGTCGCCAGTTCCATCTTGGCGGCTTCTAAGTTCGTCGCCCATGTGTAGTAATGCGCGTCGGCCTCAATAATATCAGCTTGCGCCTTGAGCTTGTCGGATTTTGAGGAATTTTGATTGTCTAGGACTTCCTGCGCCTCAATAATCTTTGCTTCTCGCCGAAGCTTTTGCGCCTCACAGGATTTCACAACCGCCTCGCGGTCGATCTTCTGCCCATACATCAGCATCCACGCGCCGTCCGGCGTGAAGCATGAGCCTGCGAGGAAGTGACGAAGCTGAAAATCTGAATTATTTCTGTGCGGATTAGAGTTCATTGTTCCTCGTTAAACATTGACGCAAGCTATGCCGTTTGATGCCGCCGAACCATAACGAGACGCAGCACTGGCAGCTGCTGCGGAGCCATTTGTGTCGCAAGCATAGGTGTATTTGTTGCGGGTGGTGGAGGGGCCAGATACACACCCCAGCGCAAAGATGCCACGGGTGCTGTTGCCGGCTGCTGGGCCATCACGAGACGCAGCGCTGGAAGCCGTGGCAGAGCCGCTAGTGTCGCAGGCGTATGTATATTTGTTGCGGATCGTGGAAACGGCTGTAGTAAACCCCAGCGCAAAAATGCCGCGGGTGCTGTTGCCTGCCGCTGAACCACCGCGTGACGCATTACTGGCTGCTGTTGCAGATCCGCTAGTGTCGCAGGCATATGTGTATTTGTCACGGGTTGCGGAGGCTCCGCCAGATACAAACCCAATCGCAAAGATGCCGCGAGTGGAGTTGCCTGCCGCTGATCCAGCGCATGACGCAGCGCTGGAAGCCGTGGCAGAGCCGCTAGTGTCGCAGGCGTATGTATATTTGTTGCGGGTGGTGGTGCGGCCGAGGCCAGATACAACCCCCAGCGCGAAGATGCCGCGGGTGCTGTTGCCTGCCGCCGCTGCGCCCTCAGCTGACGCAGCACTGGCAGCTGCTGCTGAGCCATTTGTGTCGCAAGCATAGATGTATTTATTGCGGGTGGTGGAGAGGCCAGGTGCATACCCCAGCGCGAAGATGCCGCGGGTGCTATTGCCGGCAGCTGAGCCAGAAGATGACGCAGCGCTGGAAGCCGTGGCAGAGCCGCTAGTGTCGCTGGCGTAAGTGTATTTGTTTCTGGTAGTCAGGCAGCTTCCCAGCGCAAATATTCCAACCGTCCCGACACCGCCGCCAGAAGACGCGCCAAACCCAAAAGCCTTCGCGGAAAATGCGCCTCTAGTTATGACTGCGGGCATGTCAGGCTCACTTAAATTGAGTTTGGGAAGCGTAGACGCTATACGTCGCGCTTGCCCGTTTGACCACGGTATAAGTATAAATATCCACGCCGCTTGCATTGCCTGCCGTCGGTGCCGTGCCGCCCTGCCATTGTGGTGTGACAGAAGACCCGTCAATTTGTAGCGCTGAGTTATAATAGGCCGTAGCACCTTGGGTAACAAGGAAAGCTATTGAGATCGACTGTCCTGTGGTCATAAAGCTGTTGAGAGAGACTGTGCTACTACCACGAATGTTCAGCGTCCAGTTGCCCGATGCATTCGAGGTATAGAATAACACACTCTGCGTAATAACATCATAGTTAATTGTGCCCGTTGCAGCCGTGGCGCTAACTGTCGTTACCTCGCCAGTATTAGTGAGGTTTAAAACCGGAGTATTAACAGTCCCTGCATAATCCGCAAGGATGGATAGGTTTCTAGGTATGGTCATATGTTAACTCCACAAGTTCCGTTTGATGCGGCGGAACCAAAATACGACGCAACACTAGCGGATGCCGCTGACCCGTTAGTATCTGAGGCATATGTATATTTATTTCGGGTGTCGGATCTGCCGATGCAAACTACATTCCCCAGCGCAAATATCCCGCGGGTGCTGTTGCCCGCAGCAGATCCAACAGATGACGCAGCACTTGCACAGGCTGCAGTGCCATTTGTGTCACAGGCATATGTGTATTTATTTCGAATACTGACCCCAGAAAAAGAAGTATTCACATATCCAAGCGCAAAAATTCCTCGTGTAGAATTGCCAACAGCAGAGCCGGTATGTGAAACAGAGCTAGAAGCTGTCGCTGCGCCGTTAGTGTCAGAGGCATATGTGTATTTATCGCGGGTGGTGACGCCACCTGATGGGCACACAAATCCAATTGCGAATATTCCGCGAGTGCTGTTGCCTGCCGCCGAGCCAACGTATGACGCAGCACTAGCCGCTGTCGCAGAGCCGTTAGTATCACAGGCGTAGGTGTATTTGTTCCGGGTAGTGGTGCCGGCGGTCGTATAACCAATTGCAAATATGCCGCGTGTGCTATTTCCGGTTGATGATAGCCCTAGCGACGCAACACTAGCCGCTGTCGCAGAGCCGCTGGTATCACAGGCATAGGTGTATTTATTGCGAGTGGCAGAAACATTACTTATAGCAAATATCCCGCGGGTGCTGTTGCCCGCAGCAGAGCCATAGCGAGAAACCGCGCTAGAAGAGGTGGCAATCCCGTTAGTATCGGAAGGAAATATATACTTATTACGAATAATAGATGGGTTACCAGGGATCACACACCCCAACTCAAATATACCAACTTCCCCAACGGCCGGGGGGCCCTTCTTGCCACTACTCCACCCCCAGCTTCTAGCCGAGGTCGCGCCAAATGCTATCGGTGACGGCATTGCGTTAAGCTCACTTAAACTGGGTTAAGGCTGCAAACACAGTATATGTCGCAGAGCCTGTCTTGACGATATTGTAGGTGTATGTGTCAACTGAAGTTGCATTACCAGCAGTTGGCGCAGTGCCTCCCTGCCAGATTGGCGTGACTGAAGTGCCATCAATCTGCACGGCGCTATTGTAATAAGCCGTTCCGCCGTTCGTCACAGCAAATACAACCGCAACGCTTTGCCCTGTGGACATGAAACTATTCATTGACGTTGTGGAATTTCCGCGGAAGTTAACAGTCCAGTTGGCGCTGGCATTCGAGGTGTAATACAAAACCGACTGCGTTAAAACATCATAAGCAATTGTGCCTGTAGCAGCCGTCGCAGATGCGGTCGCTTTTTCACCAGCATTCGGGATGCTAAATACCGGCGTTGTTTGTGTGCCAGAATATTTAGCAAATGTTGCTAGGTTTCTAGGTAT